ACAGCATAAGGTGAAGACATAGATAATAATTTCTTAAACCTCTGTCGACTCAATTTGCTTACACGATTCAATATATCACGAGAATAACCATATGCAGTATCGAATCTAATCGTTGAAGCATCTTGTTTATCCCATGTGAGTTTATTAAGACAAATCTGAGAAGGCCAAGGTCTACGTAAAGGCACAGGATTTACTCCATACAATTCAGCTATAAATCTGTCGGTGGGTACAGTCGGAACTGGCCCAACTATATCAATCCTTTTCCAAGGTCCTTTCTTCCTTATCTTGTCATCAATAAAAATCTCAGTAATACCATAATCATCTTTCAATCGTTTCAATAAATCCAAACATACAATTCTGACGCTTTTGCAGAAAGGATTATCCAATAAATGGCCTAAACACCTTTCAGCAGCAACTTTAGAATCCATGCATTCACGCATTCCAGGATTCAACTCTTCAGGCATCAATAATCTCGCATGAGTTTCAACAGGTGGTCTAAATATGAAATAATCTCCATTTCTATAATGAACATATTTACATAAAAAATCGACGTCACCTAAATATCTTGACGAATGAATAGTACCAACAGTACATCCAAACCTAGCATACTCATCAACAATTTGTTCATTTGTAATCTCATCAGGCAATAACATAAAATTATCATCACCATAAAGTTTATACAATAAATTAAAATTCAAACGATTTTAAATACCTCGAAATACTAAACGATGAATTAAAGTATTGTCATTCGCAGTACTAGCCCATCCGCTTTTCATACCTTGAAAAAGTTTGAAAAGATGTCCACCAGGAAATAATACATTAGCTTCTACCATATCATCAAAAACGTCTAGAAATTTCTTGACATCACTACCAGACAAATCAGTCTCATTAAGTAACCACTCGTAAAATTTCTTCAACTCAAACAAAAGAATAGAATGCAAATGCGCATCCCAACTTTTGATATCAACTGAAACATACCTAAAACCATCAGGGGCGAACCCCTTATCAGCTTTAAAAAACTTTGCGAAATCATTAGCACCACCATGCATCCAAGAACTTCCAACCGCACACCAATCAAGATAAAGATTCATAAAATTCGCTACAGGTTGAACAACCAACATTGCAATTAACATTGGTGAAAAACCCGCATACATAATTAAACGACCTTTATCTTTAATTTTAGTTTGGGAAATCATCTTCGCACGGCCTGTAG